GCCTAAATCCAACCATCTCAAATGAGAAGTTAAGAATAATTATATCGTCAGAAGGATTCAAATCAACTAAATCGGTCATCATCGTGTTTACCAGCGACGATTTACCAGTTCCAGAAATACCAGCTATGGTAATAATGGTATTGGGTTCAATACCTCCCATACACTGCTTATTGAACTTCTTCCATCTAGTTTTTAGCGATGTAACATTATGACTTCTACGACCTTCAATATAATTTATAGCCTCTTGGGCTACGACTCGTATTGGTCTTACAACGTTAGATAAGTTCTGTTCCATAAGTGTTTACAGATTGTTGTTCTGTATCCTGCATTTCTTCCTCAACCGCTTCCCATTGGCTACGTGTTAACCAGTTCCACATAGTCATCATGTAACTCAGACTACCCTCTCGCATACGCTTTGAGATTTCATAGTCCAAACACTTGATAATATGTTCTGCCATAGCACTACTTCTTCCACATTTAGTGTTAAAGAAATGACGGCACTTGTTAACATTTGCTCTTAAATATGACTTGCTACCATCGGAGCGCATCACATATACTGGGTACATATCGTAGAATATATCAAAATAACTCTTATCCGTAGATACAGCTTGCGTAAGCTTATCCGTGGACTGATATGTAATTGACTCACCACTCTCGATCGTGGTTACTAGCTGTTGAGAAACTAAGTATGATATATCATCGTCGCTAATCAGACTGACAATTTTGCGGACGTCTTGATATTTGGGTTGATTCTTATCCAATATCATACTTAGGAACAATAGTTGACTTGAATTTAACTCCGGGAATGCATCCAGGAGTCTTGTATTTACTTCAATAATCATACTGTTGACTCTAGGTTCTAAGTCGGTTACTAAAATAATTCTAGTTGCTGTTCGGTGAAGTCTGCAACTATTTTTTTGGCTTCACTGATATAGTACCTGTAGTTAATCTTACGACCTTCTACAGTAGTATCATATAACGTATTCAGGATTGTTACTCCTGACTTCGTTAACATATTATTTTGTTTACCTTCGTTATCTAATTTAAACAAATATTCTCCATTGGTACTTGCATAGAACCTATTGATGCGCTGCACTCGATGATTACCGTGCCACACTTCAAATTTCTTGTCGACTTGTTGGGACATCAAGAAATCTCTGATATCTTTGTCAGATTTAATGAATTCCTCAATGGGTTCTTTTTTGGTGAAGTAGTTTATCACCGCCTTCGGTATTACTACCGGGGCCAAGCCTTTGCCTAGCTTATTTTTGGTGATAAACATACCTTTTTCTTCTACAGTACCATCTTTCAAGACACCAAAGTAGTCATTGATAGCATACTGATAGAAGGCTTCATACTCATCAGATTCGAATTCCAAGCGTGTTAGGCTCTCCACTTCCTTTATAGCTCTCGAAATATCTTCCGTAAGGCCTTTTTTAGCCCTGTAGACGACGCCGTCGGTGTTGCACTGGATGATTTCACACCCAAGCTCCAAAAGCCTGTCTACGAGCAAAAGAAGTATCAACTGGCCGTTTATACGTATCTTAAATACGTTGAACGGGTCGTACATCCAGCTGACTTCCTGTTGCATTTTACCTGTAGGTGAGTTAAGCACAATTTTCAGAAACGCGTTCTTAACTTTCTGACCTGTATGTTTTGCTTCTAGTCGTTCGACATTCAATCCGGCAAATAGAACGCAAAATAGTTTTCCCAAATGACGAGGACCCCATTGATACTCAATGAGCAAGGACGGGTACATCGACGCCACATCAGCGTGCCCAATCACCTCATCATCTTTCGGGAGGAATATCTTTGGGTTGTGCTTGGTATGAATACCTCCTACCCCCACAGAATATACCACGTTCGAGAGGACGAACTCCTTCTCGTAGCCTTTTCGCTCCTTAGAATATACTACCTGTTTCTTCATATCTTCTAAGAGGCTCTGTAACTTTGGATTTTTGTATTGTATAAATGGTAGAATAACATCCTTCAATGGAATATAATCCATCGGAGAACGCATTTCCTTTATAACATTTTTAGGAATACCTGACTTCTCGGAATATTTCTCAAGTAGAAAGGTCTCTGCCATTTTAACACTGTCCATAGAAAGACAGTCGATACCGTGTTCTTGCTCAATAAACAGTCTTAACTCTATTTGGTCTTGCAATCGGTTTAGCAATTCCGTAGTAGAATCAACATCGTTTACGTTATATGCAATCATTTCATCGATTTTGTCCTTTGGTAACGGTAATTCAAAGTCTCCATCGTACTCTTGCACATTTCTATAGTGCATAGTTACCTGCATAGTCTTAAGACCTACACGTAGCTTTCTTGAGAATTGCATAGTTAGTAAATCCATAGAATAGAAATAATGTGCATACTTCCATTTCTTAAACTTACTAATGTCTCCGTCCTCTGCTGTAATGATTGTATTTGACAGATTAAACAATGACTGACATACACGCCACCAGGGTAGTTGATTCAGCACATAGTA